GCCGTTCCAGATGTCGAAAAAGAGTATGGCAGTGGCATTATTAAAGCTGATATGACTGTTAGGCATGACGAGGTCTTAGCAACAGTTCTTTTTGTAGTTGCGGTAGGCCCTGATGCTTATAAAGATAGCTCAAGATTTCCAAGTGGGCCTTGGTGCAAAGTAGGAGACTTTATTCTTGTTAGACCTAATGCGGGCTCTCGAATAGATATACATGGTAAAGAGTTTCGTCTTATTAATGATGATACTCCAGAAGCAGTTGTTTTAGACCCTCGTGGCATTAAACGTAAATAAGGAACAGTCCATGTCAGCACAATTTAATGATGAATATAAATTTCCAGACGAAGTAGAAAACGAATCGTACGGTATAGAAATTGAAATAGAAGATGACACGCCAGAAGAAGATCGTGGTCGTCAACCTATGCCTAAACATATTGTAGAAGACTTAGATAATGATGAGTTGGAAGAATATGATGAAAGTGTTAAGCAAAAGCTTAAACAACTTAAAAAAGTTTGGCACGATGAGCGCAGAGAAAAAGAACAAGCTTTACGTGAACAGCAAGAGTCTATTGCTTTGTCAAAAAGATTATATGAAGAAAATCAAAAGTTACGATCTGCATATAGTACTGGGGAGAAAGAATACATAAGCACATCACAGCGAGCTGCTCAAATGGAAGTAGACGCGGCAAAAAGATTGTATCGTGAAGCGTATGAGTCAGGTGATACCGATGGGATCATTGATGCGCAAGAAAAGTTGCAGTTTGCTAACTTAAAAATGATACGTGCAAATAATTTAAAAGAAACTACTTTACAACAGACAGAGTTTCCTGTACAAAGTGGGCGAGAAGAGTACCAGCAACCCGCTCCTCAAGTGAACCCTAAAGATGCGGCGTGGCAAGAACGCAATAAGTGGTTTGGAGAAGATGAGGAGATGACATCCGCTGCGTTGGGCCTACATAATAAGCTCGTTAATAACGGCATGATTGCTGGATCAGATGAATATTACAGCACATTGGACAAAACAATGCGCAAAAGATTTAGTGAGTATTTTGGGGAACCTAAAGCAAAACCATCAACAGTAGTTGCGCCCGGTTCTCGTAGCACAAATTCCAATAAAATAAGACTAAGTCAGAGCCAAGTCCAGATAGCAAAGAAACTGGGCATAAGCCCTGAAGTATACGCAAAAGAAGTTTTAAAATTGGAGATTAAATAATGACTACTAACCCTATAAACAAAATTACTCGTGCATCAGAAACCAGAGCGTTGACAGAGCGTCCTAAGCAGTGGATGCCTCCAGAAGCACTTCCTGAGCCCGACAAACAGGCTGGGTACACATATAGGTGGATTCGCGTAGCAATGCTAAACAAGGCCGACCCTAGCAATATTTCTAAATCATTGCGTGAAGGTTGGGAACCTGTAAAGATTGAAGAGCAACCACAGTACACACTGCTAGCCTCTCGTGAAGGTCATTTTAAAGACAACATCGAGATTGGTGGGTTATTACTTTGCAAAATACCTACTGAATTTATGGGACAACGTAGCGCATACTACAACAACATGACTAATCAGCAGGCAGAAGCAGTAGATAATAGCTTTATGAGAGAGAACGATGCTCGTATGCCTTTATTTAAAGATCGCAAATCGAGTGTATCTTTCGGAAATGGTTAATTAATTTTAGGAGTTTACAATGGCTTATCCTGTTATTTCGGCCCCTTACGGCCTAAAGCCAGTTAATGAAATCGGTGGCCTACCTTACGCGGGTTCTACTCGCATGGTACCGATAGCAACTGGTTATGCTGCAAACATTTTCTTCGGTGACGTTGTTAAATTGTCTGTAGGTACTGCAATTCAAGATACTTATACACCTGCTACTGCGCCTACTACACCAATTCCAGGTGTTATTGGTATTTTCGTAGGTTGTGAATATACCTTAGCAGCCACTGGTCAACGTATCCGTGCGCAATACTGGCCTTCTGGTACTGTTGCTCAAGACGCTGTTGCTTATGTTGTTGATGATCCACGTGTAGTTATTAAAGTAGTTATGGGTTCACAAGCAACAGCCTTGGCTAATACTTCTTCAGGTGCGGGTTATGCTTCACAACAATTTATAGGCACTAACGTATATCCTTTATATGGTAATACTGGCAACACTTTAACTGGTGATTCTGCTGTTTCTGTATCTGGTGGTGTTGTTACTAATGGCACTGGTAACACTCGTGGTGTAGCTGCTGCTCCTTTACGTGTTGTTGGTTTAGTTCCTGAAACTGCTGTTACTGTTGCTGCTACAGCTTCTACTTCTGGTTCAAGTACTACTGTAACTCTGACCGCTGCTAATACTGCTATCCAAGCTGGTATGCAATTAATTGCTCCATCTGGTACTGGTTCTTTAGCTGGCAACTATATCACTGTTACTAACGTAAATGGTGTAACTTTAACTGTATCTAGCGCTATTACTTTGGCATCAGGTACTGCAGTTACTTTTGTGGGCTACCCTGAAATTTTGGTAACTTGGAATAACACTTTCCATAGTTATACAAACGTAGCTGGCATTTAATTAGGAGATTAACACATGGCAATTTCACGCGCCCAGCTATTAAAAGAGTTATTACCGGGTCTGAACGCATTGTTCGGTGTAGAGTATGCTCGTTATGGTGAAGAACACAAAGAGATTTATGAAACTGAATCTTCAGAGCGTTCTTTTGAAGAAGAAACAAAACTGTCTGGTTTTTCAGCGGCCCCTGTCAAAAACGAAGGTCAAGCTCTTCAATATGACAATGCTCAAGAAGCTTGGACTGCCCGATACAACCATGAAACTATTGCTTTAGGCTTCTCATTAACTGAGGAAGCTATTGAAGATAACTTGTACGACTCTTTGTCTGCTCGTTATACTAAAGCATTAGCCCGTGCAATGGCATACACTAAACAAGTTAAAGCAGCTAATGTGCTTAACAATGGTTTTAGTTCTGCTGTTACTGGTGGTGACGGTCAACCATTGTTTTCAAGCGCTCACCCGTTAGTAAATGGTGGCACTAACAGCAACGTACCTTCTACTGCTGCTGATTTAAACGAAACCTCATTAGAAAATGCTGTGATTCAAATTGCTGCATGGACTGACGAACGTGGTCTTTTAATCGCTGCTAAACCTAAAAAGTTGATTGTACCACCTGCATTACAATTCGTTGCTACTCGTTTGTTAGAAACTGAATTACGTGTTGGCACAACTGACAATGACATCAACGCGCTTAAGAGCAACGGTGCTGTTCCAGAAGGTTATGCTATTAATCACTTCTTGACTGACACTAATGCTTGGTTCTTAACAACGGACGTGCCCAACGGATTGAAGCATTTCATTCGTACTCCATTACAGAACTCAATGGATGGGGATTTTGATACAGGCAACGTTCGATATAAGAGCAGGGAACGCTACAGCTTCGGTTGGTCGGATTCATTAGGTATCTATGGTTCATCTGGTTCAAGCTGATAGAAATCAATAACTTAGGTTATTATTGACAACCCGCTTCGGCGGGTTTTCTTTTGCCTGTAGAAAACAAATGGTTTCTTTATTTGTACGCATGGTTTCTTTAATGTACACTACTTCTATATTTTAAGGAGACTAGTGATGAAAATAAATAAACAAAATAGCCCTTTATTTAATCAAGGCAAGGCTAAATGGGATACCTTTGCTAGTAAGTATGTAGGGGCATACGATTTTTCAAAATCTGTGTATGCTGGCATGAATCAAAAAATAACTTATGTATGTCCAATACATGGTGAGATGCAATCAGATGCAAAAAATATGATTAATGGAGCCCTATGCAATAAATGTGCTATGGAAGCACGGGCGGGTAAAAATCGGTTCACCAAAAAGAAAATGCTTGATAAATTTATTCAAATACATGGGGTGACTTACGATTATTCATTATGTGAATATAAAGGACAGCAAACCCCAGTAGCTATAATCTGTCAAAAACATGGAGTGTTTGAACAAAAACCAGAATACCATTGGAAAGGATCAGGGTGTCCTCAATGTTTTCATAATGAGCGTAGAGGGGCATCACAACGAGATACAATAGATTCATTTATTGCAAAAGTGTGCGCCATATATGGCGATGCTTTTGATCTTACTGGAGCAGAGTACACAAGCAGCAAACAAAAAATAAAAATCAAATGTGTAAAACACAATATTTTATGCGAAATAAAACCAAACTGGCTTTTAAATGGATACAACCCGTGCCCAAAATGCAATCACATGAAATCAACACAAGAGTTAGCCATCGCTAGCTATTTAAAAATATTTACCCTTGTAGATCATCGAAACAGGGATATTTTAAAGCCCAAAGAACTTGATATTTATTTACCTGAAAAAGCTTTAGCTGTTGAGTATAGTGGTATGTACTGGCATAGTCATGGAAACATAGAGGAAGAAGCAAAAAATAAAAATAATCATTATAACAAGTACTTATCTTGCGCGGAAAAAGGAGTACGGCTGTTGACTATATATGAAAGCGAATGGAAAGATCACCAATATGCTATAAAAAGATTACTTAGAAATGCTGTGGGCAAAAGCAAAGGCAAGCTTATGGCCAGAAAGTGTGAATTAAAAAAAGTAGAACATAAGGACGCTAAAGACTTCTATGAAAAATATCATCCTCAAGGGGGTGCTGGAAACGGGAATCACTATGGGCTCTATTGGAAAAATAAGCTTGTCGCTTGTATGCGGTTTACTTATGGAGCTAATGATAGAGGTGCAGGCGCGGCAACCAGAGTTTGGACTTTATCCAGATATGCCACAAGAACGACTATTTCGGGCGGGGCATCTAAATTGTTTAAAGCTTTTATACAAGAGCATAATCCTGCAGAAGTAAAGTCCTTTTCTGACAATAGGTATTTTTCTGGGGCAATGTACACTCAATTAGGTTTTGATTTAATCGAAGAAACCCCTCCTGATTATCAAGTATGGAGCCCTAAAATAGGGGTAAAACCCAAGTCACATTACCAAAGAAGGCATATAGCTCAGCGCTTAAAAGACCACAATAGCCCTGATAACTATGATGCCACATCAGACTCTCGGACTGAACGAGAAATGACTTACTTAATGGGGGCAAGAAGAATATACGACTGCGGAAAAAAGAAGTGGGTCTGGAAAAATCAACACTTGCAACAGCCCTAAAAAAAGAGTATAAGTATCTTTAACAGGGGAACATCCTGCTTATCAAACTGCCCCCACAGACGCATAGAAGATTGATAAGCTTATACTTTCTATGAAGGAAACTACAATGGGTTTAGCTACACACCTTGGGCCTTGGTTATTAGGCACTGTAAAAAACACAACAGGCGCTGTCGCGGGTACTATTCGTAACACTGGNGTTACTTCTGTTGNTCAAACTGATCCTGTTGCTTACACAGATACAGCTGCTTCAANTTTAGCTGTTCTTCCAGCGGGTTCTTTAATTACCAATCTTGCGCTATACCAAACTACTAAATTTGCTGGTACTTCTGGCGTAATTACTATTTATCTTAATGGCACNGCTATTGCAGCAACTTCAGCAATTACTGCTGGGGCTTCAGGTATTATTTATTTAGTTCCCGCTTCTGACGCTCAAACAGCCCTATTTGCTAATGTTGGCTCAACTGATGCGATTATTACTTACACTGTAGGTTCTTCTGGAACTTTCTCTGCTGGAGCTGGATTTTTCTTAGTTGAGTACTTAGTACGAAATTCAGATGGTTCATCTGCGCCTACTGCATATACTGCATAATTAATGTATTAGGGGGTGCTAACCCCCTTTTTATAAACCCAGTAGGAGATTAATTATGGCTATGCAGTTTGACGTAAAAAGCAAACATTTAAGTGCGGCTGGCAGCATCTATGCCGATAGAGCTAGGCTTAAAGGTATTGTGGTAGCTCCTGCTATTAGTACAGCAGCTACTTTTGAACTTAGAGATGGCGGGGCTACGGGTGAAATTCTGTATCAGATGGATATTCCCGTAAACTCAAACCCCAATACATTTGATGTTCTTATACCTGGGGAAGGTATTTTATTCCGCACTAATATTTATTTAACTTTTAGTGTTGGCTCGGTAATGGGTGTCACTGCATTTTATGGTTAATATTATGCCTGATAACACGCCTGAAATTAGAAATGCAAGAGAGTTAGCTTCACACAGCACAGAGATTAAACATTTGCAAACTGACATGGATAAACTAAGCAAAGACATGGAAGAGGTGAAAGACGCTCTTAGAGAGATAAGTCACACCTTGTCGGCGATTAAAGGTGGTTGGCACATGCTTATGGTTGTTGGAAGTATAGGGGCTGGTATAGGTGCTGGTGTGGCATGGCTCTTTGACTTTATGAAACACTAATGGCTACTAAGAAGACACCCGTACTATCTGTTGGTAGAGGTGAGAAATTACCTGTATCTAAAGGTGCTGGACTTACTGCTAAAGGTAGATCCAAATATAATGCAGCTACTGGTTCTAATTTAAAAGCCCCTGCTCCTCATCCAAAAACAAAAGCAGATGAGGGGAGGAAAAAATCGTTTTGTGCAAGAATGAGTGGGGCAAAAGGCCCTATGAAAGATGAAAACGGCAACCCTACTCGTAAAGTAGTGGCATTAAAAAGGTGGAACTGCGGTGCCAAGTAAAAATTTGAAACAGCATAATTTAATGGAAGCTGTAGCACATAACAAAGGTTTTGCTAAAAAAGTGGGTGTTCCACAATCAGTAGGTAAAGACTTTGCTGCTGCAGATAAAGGTAAACAATTTAAAACAGGTGGATCAATGAAAAAGCATGATGACGTGGCACAAGATAAAGCGCTTATTAAAAAAATGATTAGCCAATCTGAAAAGAAAGAAGCTAAAGGCATGAAAAAAGGTGGTAAGTGCATGGCTAAAGGCGGTGCGACTAAAGAAACTATGGGACCAAAAACAATGTCAAAAGACGTTGAAAAAGGTTCAAATAAATTAACTAAGCTTGGTGAATCTGCTGTACAAAAACGTGGTAAAACCAAAGGCGTTAACCTAGGTGATTCAGGAAAAATTGAAGGTATCGAAGGTTTTAAACCCAAAAAATTTGCTAAAGGCGGTTGCGCTAGAGCCGATGGTATTGCTCAAAAAGGCAAAACAAAGGGTCGTTACATCTAATGATGGCTAGTCGAGGTATGGGGGATATAAACCCATCTAAAATGCCGAACAAGAAAAAGATTATTCGTAAGGATGATCCCAATGATGCAGATATGTACAAAAAAGGAGGGGTGACTAAATCATTTCCTCCTAACACTAAACCCAAAAGCAGACGGGCTAAGAAATGACAACTTCGGGCACAAGTAGTTTTAATTTATCCGTTACAGATCTTGTTGAGGAAGCCTTTGAAAGATGTGGGGCTGAACTACGTAACGGGTATGATTTACGAACTGCTCGAAGAAGTCTTAACTTATTGACCGTAGAATGGGCTAACATTGGGATTAATTTATGGACTATTGAAGAGGGGACTATCCCTTTAATCCCTGGCCAAATTAATTATGACTTACCAAACGATACAATAGATTTATTAGATCAAGTTGTTCGCACAGGATCAGGCCAACAACAAACTGATATTAATATTAACAGAATTTCATCGTCTACTTATTCGACTATCCCTAATAAGAATGCAACAGGTAGGCCGATACAAGTTTGGATCAATAGACAATCTGGTGCTACGTATCCTGTTACGGGTGTTTCTAATCCTCAGATAAATATATGGCCCACACCAGACCAAGGAAGCCTAAGTAGTCCTTATTATTATTTTGTCTATTGGCGACTACGCCGTATTCAAGATTCAGGTAATGGGGACAATACCCAAGATATACCTTTTAGATTTTTAAATGCAATGGTGGCGGGTCTAGCTTATTATCTTTCTATGAAGCTCCCCAATGCAGATATGAACCGCTCTATGGGTCTTAAAGCTGAATATGATAGGCAGTTGCAATTAGCGACAGAAGAAGATCGAGATAAAGCTGCGGATAGATATGTGCCTAGAATTGGTTATGGTAGATAATGGCTACTAAATACGCTGCTGGCAAATATTCCATTGCTGAATGTGATATTTGTGGACAACGCTATAAGTTGCACCAACTAAAAAAGCTTGTTATTAAAACTAAAATAGTAGCGATCAAAGCCTGCCCTGAATGTTGGAATGAAGATCATCCCCAGCTTAAACTTGGCATGTACCCCGTTTTTGATCCTCAAGCTGTTTTAGAACCTAGGCCAGATAATAGTTATCAAACATCAGGTTTAGATACGAATGGGTATCAAGGCGAAGGGTCAAGAGTATTTCAATGGGGATGGGCGCCAGTTGGCGGCTCTCGTGCAAATGATGTATTATTAACACAAAATGATTTAGTAGCGACAACGTATGTCGGTTCAGTAACAACTTCTTAGGAGTACGAAATGGCTAAAGGCGATGGTATAGAAAGCAAAGGTAAAACTAAAGGTAAACAATTGGGTATCGATGGTTCTAAAATTGGTCAAGATGGGGTCATGTTATCTAAAGGTAAAGCTAAAACAGTATCTTCAGAAGCAATGAAAAAGTTTGGCCGCAATTTAGCGCGTGCTAAAAATCAAGGTGGTAAATAATGGCTAAGTCTGATGAAAATAAATATAAGCAACCCCAACCAAACAATGCGCCAACAGGTAATAATGGCTATCCAGATACTAGTGTCAAAACTCAAGGTATTAAAGCTAGAGGAAAAGGCGCTGCAACTAAAGGCTATACTTCACGCGGCCCAATGGGTTAATATTTTTCCTATATAGGGTTATTATGAATCTCCAACAAATTACCCAAGCAATCCAAGACTATGCTGAAAATACAGAGTCTTTGTTTGTATCTAATATTGGTTTATTCCTGCGCCAAGCAGAAGATCGTATATATAATACGGTGCATATCCCTGTACTTAGAAAAAATGTAACAGGTAATTTGACTATGTCTAACCCTTATTTATCTTGCCCTGATGATTTCTTGTCTGTGTATTCTCTGGCTGTTATTGACAGCACAGGAGCTTATTCTTATTTAATAGACAAAGATGTAAGTTTTATGCGGGAGGCCTATCCTACCCCTACTGTAACTGGTAT